CCACGGATCGGCCGATGTAGATATCTGGTAGAGCAAATGAGGACTGCACTTTTTCTCTAGATTTGTTGTCATAGTCGAGGAATAGGGCGTCCTTCTGAATCATATCTGCTAGGGACTTAAGTTCAACTCTGGCTGACTTCTCTTCGCCGTCCACTAGGGATGACTCTGTTCCCTCTGCTTCGATCACTAGGAACCCGTGAGAGTTTTTCACTCCTTCGATCGATTCCAAATACTTAGCTATTTCTTCATCTGATTGGGGACTTAGATGTCCATTAGATACGACTACTGCCATTGGTGTATGTCTGCCCTGTTCAAAATACCTAAGGTTGAGCTCCTCTGCCTTACGTGCTCCATACATATGCACTATTTGGCCGATCCATCTAGGCATACCATATGCGCCAGTACCGATTTTAATGTGCCAGATTTCGTTGGCTTCTAGGTTTGCAGGCAAATCGTCCTCGGTAAATTCGCCATTGGTGGAATTCATTTTTCTGGGATCCCCTAGCTCCTTAAACCATACAGTTTTAGACCCTGTTTGCTGGGCGTACCTGCGGAATTTGCGTTTGCGTCGGATCGTCTGGCCAGATTCTTTGAATTCCACATCTACCAGCTTACTTCCTAGGGATGTGGTTTTGATATTCTTGGGGTTCAATCGATGTCCGCCTACTACACGACCAGCTCCATCCCGAATGATCTCCATGTACCCATTCCCGGTTTCCTCTCTGTCCTCGATAATATCGGACATCAAAGCTTCAAATGACTGATCGAAATTGAAGTATTTGATAAACTCTTCGATATGGCCCCACTCCGCCACCATCTCTGGGGTTTCGTCTGTACTTCCCTGCTCCCTAGCCCCTAGCATACCCTGCGTGGTGTCTGATGCAAGGGATAGGCCTCCCTGTGCCTCCTGTGATGCACTCGGATCGTCCAGACCTAGCTCTCTGGCTTCCAGCTGGCGTCTTTTCTCCTGCAATTCATTTACCCGGTATGCTGGGATGGCCCCAAAGCCCACGATATTTCGCTTGTAGGCTGTGATGCATTGCTTTAGGATCGTAGAATTCTGGACCATTAACTGCAGACCGCCAATTGGGAATGGTGTGGGCAACAGATCTAGGGATGACGCTTTGCCATTGCTATTCACTGTATCATCTTTGCTTAGTGGGTTGTCTGCTTTTGCCAGTACATCAGTAATAATCTGGGGTCTGTTATTCTCTGGCTGTGTGCGTGATTTAATTATTCTGGTTGATTTCTTTTTATTCATGGATATTGCTCCTCTCGTTTGCTGATTCTACTAAGATATACTTATCTTCCTAGTCGGCGTTTACGTGATATCTCTCTTTCCTTGCCTCGTTCTTTCTTCTTGCGTTCTGCCCTCAAGTAGATTTCAAAGTTATATATTGCGTACCTCAAGGCGTCCATACAATGGTCATTTTCCTTGAGTGGTTTGTCCTTACCTGTACGGATTGATGATTTTGTATCCCATGAGTAAGTACCTATTTCGGCCAGTGTCTGTGGACATTTATCTGCGACAATGAACAGCCTGCGCTTGGTCCCTTCTTTGGATGCTATTAGAGAGGATACAGTCTGCAGTCCAGTGTCTACATCATTATCGGCATGGCGGAATGCTCCATACAATACGCTATCCTGCAGGCCTTCCTTGATGTACTTCTGACATTCCCTCAAGAATCCTTTGGCGGACGGATCGACGTAGGATCTAGTTATGACTGGATAGAATCTGTATCCCCGTCTGTCCTTCTGGGTGGCAAAATCGTAGTAATTACGGGCATAATCGGATGGCGCTATGGTTTCGGCCCCTGTTTCCTCGGCTTCCCGTCCACTGTGATACCACTCATCCAGCACATAGTAATTTCCGTCTACCCCATACCCGATCATTAAGTATGCTGTGGCGTTGGCTTGTCCATAGTCGGTACCCATCAGATAATGTTGCATCTTGGGTAAGCAGGCTCTGTCATAGATGATATTTCCGCCTGCCCGGATGTCTTCATGCTTGAAGCTGGCATAGATAAGCCCGTCAGCCATAACCCATTTACCCAATACCATCCGATCATACCACATACCAGTAAAGGCGTTTTTGATCGTGTCGATATATTCTTTGGATAAGGCCAAATTGTCCTCCAACTGAAAATGGAATACCCTATATCCTTTCTCATCGGCTTTCTGGATGTAGTCGGTATAGACTGGGTGGTATGGGCTGTCCGGGTTGGTGGTCCAGTAAGCACGGGCCCCACGCAGTGACATACGCAGTAACCCCTGTTTGATTACACCATCTGGATATACTGTTACCTCGTCGGCATACCAGCCCCCGACAGTCATACCACGGATTTTACTTTCTGAGGTTGTATCATTTGCCCCGATAACATAGCAGGTTTTCCACACTAGACGCCCGGTCTGTACCTCCTTCACTCGGATCTTGAGCTGGGTACCCCCTGCCTGCGATTTCTTCCATTGTACGTTACTTTCTCCATATAGGCCCATTAGTCCATAGTCTCCGGCAACAATATTTCGGTAGAATGTCGCTTCAGTCTTCCCCGTCATTAGGAACTCCATGTGTGGAGATGTCGATAGGAAATTGTACCATGCTATGTTGGCGGATACTGTTTTCGATGATCGCACTGCCCCCTCATAGATGTTCAAATAGGCATCAGACCACTGAATGGCCTGCAGGGCCTTATATGACATCTTGAATTCCTCATTGACATATCCACTGATAGAATCCTGCTCCCGGATGTCCTCAAGTATCATGTTGGCCATTAGTTATCCCCCTCTACTTCCTCGGCGTCGATAGTTTCTCTGGTACTTTGTACTGTCATGGTGGTTTTCTGCTCGATCGTCATACCAGATTTAGGGTCTGCAGTCATAGGCATATTCCTAAATACATCCACTAGTGACTCCAACTTGCCTTCTTGTAAGTTACCCTGTGCTTCCAGCTCACGTTCCTGTTCCAGTATTCTAAGCTCCAGCTCGGCCACCATGGTTAGATCCTTAATAGACCGGATTTTAAGTCTACCCTCACGAATATCCACTTCCGCCTTCTTCATCAGATCACGGAACATACGACGGTAGACACCTAAATCATTAATTTCTCCGGTTTCCGCCTTCTTCTTCATTTCGCCTACTGCTTCGGCCCTTCGGATCTCGGCCCGTTCATCCCATTTGAATGATTTGGCATAGTTGTGGATGGTTTTCCTAGACTTTTCAAATTGCTTGGCCACATCAGATATCGATCGGGGTTCATTCCCGTTGTTGTACCAATACTCAAAGGCCGATCGAATCTCCGGGGTCTCGTTCTGTATTTTCTTATAACTACTCATAATAATGTTCCTTGATGTATAATATTGCTTCTTCCGGCGCTTGGTGGGCCAGCTGGCCGATCGTGGTTATTTGATGATCGTGGACCACTCTCATTTCATAGGGGTCTTCATTGGGACCTAGGGTTCTGCTCCGGATGACACGTTCCCCCTCTTCTAGTCCACCTGCATCCCTATATAGCTGAAAAGCCCGTATCATTGAACGGGCCTTAACATGTATTCTTTTGTTCCTATTAGTGACCATTTCCCATATTCTCATAATAACTCCTCCAATTGCTCTAATCTCTCTAGTACCATGTTGGTTTCCATGTCGATGTAGTAATCGTGCCCTCTATAAGAGTAAAGGCCAACGACATCGAAATCATCATATCCAACTTCATCTCCGTTCCAGTCACTCTGCCAGCCTGCTAGATGGACCGGGAATTCATCCCCAACTTTGAGTGGTGTTTTGCTTAGGTTAATTAGTGTCCACCAACCCTTGAGGGTTTTGATCTGGACTTTGCCATCATCCAACTTGGCTGTGTAGTACCCCGGCTCCAGTCCTCTGATACTCGATCCTCGATAGGCTACCACTGCCTTGAATCCTGACATCACGTGGTATTCATCTATGATGGCAAATCCCTTTTCCTCTAGAATCCTTACCATGCGCTTTTCCTCTGCATTATTCGGTATCTTCTGCATCAATTAATCCCCCTAATTTCCTTTCTACGCTTGCGTTTCTTGTTGAGTTTCTTGAGTATCCGTGCGTCTTTCCCCTTATTGAATTCATACTCCGGTATGTTCTCCTTGATCTTGATACCCCCATTTGATACCTCATATTCTACCCTATCTACATTCTCATGTACTCTCATTGACCCATTTCCTCCCTCATGAATTTCTCTATTGTCCTGCGCTCTTCCTCGTAGAGTTTAGGTTGCTTCCTCAACCTACCATGTAGTATCGTATCCAGATCGGACCCTTCTATAATTGGGCTGTCAAGGAACCAATAGACCCGATACCCGTATTCCTTCTGCCTTCTGGCTTTCCCCACTATTTCCTCTAGATTGTGCGTTGTGTTCATTAACTGGCGTGTGTCTTTTATGATCTCATTGAGCGCCCCCGATCTTGCATT